AACTTGAATAGTCCAGAGCAGTTGTCATGGGTTATCTATTCACGTAAGGTCAAAGATAAAACGTATTGGGCTAATACGATTGACCGTTACATGGATGACACAGACTTCCGCACTCTCCTGTCCAACGACACAGAGCGTCTGTATAAAACCAAAGCGGTTCAATGTACAGATTGCTCTGGGTCTGGATACATAACTAAAACAAAGAAGGATGGCACACCATATGCAAGACGTAATCGTTGTACTACTTGTAATACTGCAGGGTTTTTGTTCAATTCCACAAACGAGATTGCTGGCCTCAAGTTTAAACCACCATCATCTAAGTGGGCTAGTGCAAATGGTTTTAGCACAAGTAAAGAAAACCTTGAGACGCTGGCTAATATAGCCAAGGCAAAAGGCATGACAGATGCAGCAGAGTTTCTGTCTAATGTTAGGCGTTTGAGTGCTGTTGATACATACCTGTCCTCATTTATTGAGGGCATACGTAAATACACTAAAAGTGATGGTAAGTTGCATGTTCGTTTATTGCAACACCGCACACAAACAGGACGACTTTCTGGGGCTGACCCTAACATGCAGAACATGCCACGTGGTGGTACGTTTCCTGTAAAGAAAGTATTTATTTCACGCTGGAAGGGTGGTAAGATACTTGAGGCTGACTTTGCACAGCTAGAGTTTCGTGCTGCTGCTTTCCTATCACAAGATGGAGTAGCAATTGAAGAAGTTTCAACTGGGTTTGATGTTCACTCATATACGAGTAAAGTTATATCTGATGCTGGTCAACCTACGAGTCGCCAAGAAGCGAAAGCGCACACCTTTGCGCCCCTTTACGGGGCAACGGGGTACGGACGCACACCTGCCGAAGCAAAATACTACACACACTTCACAGAGAAGTACGAAGGTATCGGGCTTTGGCATACCAGATTGGCTAAAGAGGCTTTAAATACAGGTGTTATACGAACACCATCAGGCAGAGAGTTTGCTTTTCCTGATGTTATACGCAAGGCAAGTGGCAGGGTATCACACTTTACACAGATAAAGAACTACCCTGTTCAGTCTTTTGCTACTGCAGATATTGTGCCTATTGCATTACTTCACATTGAGGGGTTGCTTTCTAACATGAAATCATGTATAGTCAATACAGTTCATGATAGTATTGTTATTGATGTACATCCTGACGAAGAAAAAATGGTAATAGATGCAATCAATAATACAAACAAGGAATTACCTAATTTGATTGCATTGAGATGGGGGGTTAACTTTAATGTACCCCTTCTATTAGAATCAAAAATAGGTAACAATTGGCTTGACACGAAGGATGTAAGCTGATATAACTATCAAACTTTCAACTATCAAAGGAGTAAAATACATGACACAATTAACAACAATTGATACCAACAACTACGCAGCTATGGCAAAGGCAATGGGTATTGCATCTGAAGCAAATAACTCAAAGCAAAAGTCTAGCAGCTTGGCTCGTTTGCGTATCAACCACAGCCCTGTTATGGGGCAAACAGAAGTAAAGGGTAAGATGGTCAACATGGAAGTTGTCTCTGGCGGTACATACAAGCTAGAGATTCCTGATGGTGAAACTTACTATGCTTCATCAATTAAGGTACGCCCATTCATGCAGCGTTTCATGTACAAGCGTTTTGTACGTGGCATGGGTGATGCACCTAATCGCTACATTAAAACACTAATGTCGGATGACTTGAACATAGACCTCAAGGATAATGACGGTGGCTTTAACTGTGGCAAACCTGCTGGTTATATCAAAGACTTCAAGGCATTGCCAGAGAAGATGCAAGAGTTAATCAAGCAGATTAAACGTGTCCGTGTTGTGCTTGGCACAGTAGAATTGTCAGATGCTATCACCGTTAATGGTGAGTCTACTGACCTTGGTGCTGTTCCATTCATATGGGAGATTGACAATCGTGATGCTTTCAAGATTGTTGGTGAGAGTTTCAACTCACTTGCAAAAATGCAACGTCTTCCGGTGCAACACTTAATTACGGCTAACACTCAGGAAAGAAAATTACCTAATGGTAATGCCTTTTACCTTCCAGTAGTGTCGCTAGATGTCTCAAAGACAATCAACATCAGCGATAAAGACCAAGCAATGTTTGCTGACTTTATGGCATGGGTGGATAACTACAACTCGTACATTGCAAACGCATGGGCTGAAAAAGCTAACTCAGACATGGATGACGATGACATTGATGTTGTAGATGACTTGGTTGACATTGAGATTGAGGAAGACGAGGTAGCGTAATGAACCATCCTGCTGAACTTGCATTGCATCAGTACATGGAAGATGCTGTATCAGGCAAAACAACAATGTCTGATACCACCATTGACCAAGTAGCAAGCGACATTAAAGATGCACTCAAGCGGCAGTTTGGTGGACATAAAAATGGTGGGGGGTTTAGCTTGCGTATGTCAAACGTAGGCAGACCCTCCTGCCAACTTTGGTATGAGAAGAACAAACCAGAGGTTGGACTACCAAAGCCAACTACATTCGTAATGAACATGATGATTGGAGACATCGTTGAAGCTGTCTTCAAAGGGTTGCTAAAAGAAGCGGGAGTAAAATATGAAGATAGCAAAAAGGTTACTCTTAACCTCAGTAATACTAACGTGTCTGGCACATATGATATTGTCATTAGGGATGCAGTTGACGATATTAAATCAGCTTCAAACTGGTCATACACAAACAAGTTTGAATCCTATGACACGCTGGCAAGCAGTGATGCCTTTGGATATGTTGCACAACTAGCAGGGTATGCAAAAGCATCTAGCAAAAAAGCTGGTGGCTGGTGGGTAGTAAACAAAGCTAATGGTCAGTTCAAGTATGTACCAGCTACAGGACTTGACATTGATAAGGAAGTTAATAAGATAGAAAGGTTGGTTGATACTGTTACACAGAATAAGTTTGAGCGTTGCTTTGAACCTATAGAAGAAACATTTAGAGGTAAAGCTACAGGTAATAAGATACTTGACAAGACGTGTTCTTTCTGCGTATACAGAAAAGACTGCTGGCCTAATCTTGTACAGCGTCCTGCTGTAATGTCAAAAGCTGTTTCACCAAAACTTGTAGACTATGTTGAATTAAGAAAGGAGTATAGAAATGCAGGATGAATTACAGGAACTACTAGACCAAATTAAAGAAGCGGAAGCACATCTCGCAGAACTACGTAAAGAGTATCGTGAGAAGCGCACTGCTGGCCTTAGAGCAGCTATTGAAGCACGTAACGAAGCAGATGCTATGATACGTGAAGAGATGAAAGCTATGGGATATAGTGGTCTTACATGGAGAAACCTACGGTAATGCCACCTAACTTTAAACAGTTTAGGGTAGCACGTAAGTATGGGTATCGGTCAGGCTTAGAGGTAAAGCTATCTGATTATCTGAAGGAACTAAAGATTGACTTTGGTTACGAGTGCATCAAGATAGAATGGGAAGACCTAGCCTACCGTACCTATACACCAGACTTTGTATTACCTAACGGTATCATAATAGAAACGAAGGGAATGTTTACAGCAGCAGATAGACGCAAACATTTGGCTATAAAAAAGCAGCATCCCAAATTAGATATACGTTTTGTGTTTGAAAACCACAGACGTAAGCTACGAAAGGGTGCTAAGTCTACCTACGGAGAGTGGTGTGACAAGCACGGATTTATGTGTTACAATAGAATCGTGCCTGAAGAATGGTTAAAGGAGAAAGGCAAGAACAAACACCCAGAGTTTATCAAGTTCTCTGGTACAAAGGTAAAAAGGAGAAAGTGATGAGCAAAAGAGAGTATGATAGGGTAGAACCAGAAGATTTTATTGTACGTATTAGACCAACACAAGATAGTGATGGTGTATGGAACGGTGAGATTGATGTTGCAATTATAACACAACCAGAAAATTCTTTAGATGAAGAGGATTATTTTCAGGTAATGCACTTCTGTAAAATGCTTGCATCAACAATTCCAGTGATGGAATTAAACGAAGACTTTCGTGAATTAGTACATGCATATGTTATGGAAAAGGTTGACAAGCACTACGAAGTTGAGTTAGAAGATAAGCCAAGAGTTGTCGGAACAGATGGCAACGTGGTTAAGATTGACTTTAGTTCTAAAACAGAAGGGAGTGCATAATGACAAGCTATAAAAATATTATGGAAAAGATTGAGCGAGATGCAAAGGAAGCATACGGAAATATAAACATGGTGGACAGCCCACCGCATTACAATAACACAGAGATAGAGTGCATAGAAGCTATCGCAGCAGCCACAGGTGATGGATTTGAATACTATCTTCAAGGTAACATTATGAAGTATCTATGGCGTTACCGTTACAAGAATGGCACTGAAGACTTGAAGAAAGCAAAATGGTATTTGAATAAATTGATAGTTGAAGTCGAGGGCTGTTACGATGATGAGAGTTAAAATGTTTCTTACATTAGATGTAGACCCAGAAGAATACCCAGTCCCTGCTGATGAAAATGTAGCAGAAGAATTAGAAGAGAGCCTTCAAGAATATTTATATGATATAGAAGGTATTATTATACGTAATATAAGAACAATACAGGAGTAACACAAAATGATAAGTAACCATTTACCTACAGACTACCAAAACTTTATCGCTCTGTCTCGTTATGCAAGATGGAAAGAAGATGAACAACGAAGAGAGACATGGAGCGAAACAGTCTCACGATATTTTGATTATCTTACGGGGCATCTGCTCACTAAGCACAATTACAAACTAGCTGATGAACTGAGAGCAGAGTTAGAGACTGCTGTTCTTGACCAACATATCATGCCAAGCATGAGAGCCTTGATGACATCTGGTCCTGCACTAGACCGTTGCAATGTAGGTGGATATAACTGTTCGTATGTTCCTGTGGATAGCCCACGTGCGTTTGATGAGACAATGTACATACTCATGTGCGGCACAGGTGTAGGCTTCTCTGTTGAACGTCACAACATTGAGAAGTTACCAATCGTCAACGAAGACATGCATCACACAGATACAGTCATCAAGGTTGGCGATTCACGTCCGGGCTGGGCCAAATCACTGCGTGAACTCATCTCGCTCCTCTACGCAGGGCAGATACCACAGTGGGATGTATCAGAAGTACGTCCTGCAGGTGCAAGGTTAAAGACCTTTGGTGGTAGAGCCAGTGGCCCAGCCCCTCTTGAAGAACTCTTTGAGTTTTGTATAGAGAAGTTTAAAGCAGCATCAGGTCGTAGGCTATTTCCAATAGAGTGTCATGACATCATGTGTAAGATTGGCGAGGTTGTAGTTGTCGGTGGGGTCAGACGTAGCGCACTCATTAGCCTTTCTAACCTGAACGATGACCAAATGGCTCATGCGAAGTCAGGTCAATGGTGGGAAAACGAAGGACAACGTGCGCTTGCAAACAACAGCGTTGCCTACAAAGGTAAGCCGCAGATGGGTACATTCATGCGGG